GCGGAGGATGCTGTTAATCCAGTTCCTCCCGCTATCCATTGATTACCATTCTGAGTAATGAAGGAGATATTGGAGTAAGACGTGATAGTGGGAGCAGCCCACGTACCAGTAGCTCCATACCATCCAACATTAAACACATACTTTCCACTCAAACCCACGGGGAATGAAATCGTGTTAGACGCAGAAAACACAGCGCCGATCGAGTTCGAACCGTACGCAGTATCTGTCCCCAAAGCGGCCGTAGTGGCCCCAACTCCGGTTCTAAATACAGACATAGAGTTCGCGTCAACACCTATAGAACCGCCGAGAATAGGTTTCCTCAAGGCGATTTCATAGCTAGCCCAGAGTTCCCCAACGACCGAAGCGGCCTGGGATCCAACTGTTGCTAGAGACAATTTCCCAAGATCATAAAACTTGATGTCATCAGCAGAGCTCAAGGCACCGGTTCTCACATACTGAATATCCATAGGACACTCAGCTGGAGCACACTCAACAGGCATGAAGAAGGAGGTCGCTGGCTTAGCGTCAGCAGACCACATCTCATTCAACAACTGCTGCTTCGTAGTAAACGAAGTGGCGTTCGCTCGATACTGAACAGCCATGGCAACGGTGCCAAGAGCTGTATTGGTCGAGTTTAAGGCGTCAGCAGACGTCGACTTAAACTCAAAAACAAGACCTCTAAAGTTATATTCCTGAAAATTGGCAGCGATGGTACTCAAGAAAGGGAAGGTTTGCACCAAACCCGGGTTTATAGGAAACTCGGTGGTAACAAAACCAACTGATGAATTAACATCACAAATATATTCTCTGTGCCTCAAAATGATAGATTCACTGGTTGAATGCATGACAGGACATTGATCGCTCGTGCTCCAAAGCGAGTTCTTACTCAGCTTATAAGCACCCGACCCGAATATCTTACCAATCCCTTGGCCTAGCCAGGATCCAATTCCCGAGCCGAGGGTAGGGTTTCCAAAGAAACCACCTATTTTCCCCCCCACAGTGCCTCCAACATGCGAGAAAGGAGATGTATTAATCTGCATCTTAGCAAGCTTCTGTTGGAGTGCCTGAACCTGGGCCTGAGGGCTTTTCGCCTTCTTAGCCTTGGCCTTCTGTGGCTGGGAGGCATTCTTCCTTCGAGTGCGACGGCGGGTAGCCATTGAAAACTACCAACCATCTCACCCTCCCTTCAATTAGAGAGAGTTCGAATCAACCTCTTCCTCGGAAAAGGTATCTTCGTCCAGATCGTAATCCAAAAACCCTGAAGCGTGGATTACGTCGATCAACTCCCCACGACGAGGAGAATGACGCATGTCATCCAACCAATCGTGGTAGAGGCCCAACCTCTCATAATAGTTTTTAGTCCCGTTGGAAAGAAGTTTCACAAAAATCTTGTCCACATTCTTCGGCTCAAAGCTAGGAAAAATAGTAGAACAGAACTCAAACGAGTCCGACACAGGCTCGATAAATTTGACAATTTTACCCAAGCCGGTCAAAGATTCCTTCAAACCCGGAACAAGGTCCGTAATCAAGTCGTCTCCCATATGCATGGACCAATCGACACCCGAAAGGACGCAGTCACCTCGGACTATCCTAGAAGAGGATGATCCGGTACAAAGCCAGCCTGACTTAATAAGCCCTGGCTGTAACTGGGCAAACATCGAACCGTCAGAGAGGACAAATACCCCCATCATGACACAATAAAAGCGGTTACGGATGAGACGAGCCCAAATGGACTCCTCATCGAGACCAGCCAATATGATCCGACAACGGCAGTCAAACCAAAATTGAAACTCCTGCACAGTCCAATCGTGTGAACTGAAATCTATGCAGGCTTTTGGCGACGTAGCCTGAGCCGAGAAAACTTCGCGTGATATTAACTGCATCATCTCGTCAGTAAAACCAATACCTGGCTTAGAAGGGATCTTAAACCAGTTATCAATTTCGACTTGATTTTGCGCACCAAATAGTAACCTGTCAATTATTTCATCCAATACCGATACATTAGATATGAGCCGTAAGAAACCCGACGATAGCTTGGACTTCTTATGGGGCTCATTCTTAATGAAAACCCTTATTGGATCGACCATACCTCCTCGAAGTAACTCGGTGGAAGTGGGGCGATCACGTCGCGCATCCCAGGAGCAAAGGGCTCTAATTCGCTCAAAACAGGCATTATATAGAACGTCTCGTTGCTCCAGACAAACCTGTGATTTAGTTCGTCCAAAGCACTTCCAAGGGAGGCCAGGATCTGACTTCGGCTGAATTTTCCGTATGATGACATTATCCAGTAGACTATACAAATGTTGAGCATCCATAGTTGTGGGGTCCTCAATCCCGCCACTAATGATCGGTAGCTGAGATCGTGGGTAGTCTCGACATACACGTTCAACTGCTCTGGAGAGAGTTTCCTCACTAGGTGGGTCAACAACTCTAAAGCGTGTGACGTGCTGAGCCAAGGATTCCCATTCCGCGTCAAAGGAGCGGTAGGGGAAACCCCACTCTGAAGCACTTTCTGGGTAGATTCCAAGGGCCTGGAGACGGGTGACGTACTTGGAGGGTTTGGCAAGGGGCTTGGAATACGATCGGAGTTGGTACGATCCGATATATTCGAGTTTTCCTGCGAACCGGGGGTCTGCGCGCGCTTTCCGCGCTTGCCCGGTCTCCTCCTCTTCCTGTTCTTCCCATCTGATGAAACTAGCGAACCAGCCTGCAAGGGAGCCTTCTGTTTCTGAGGAGACATCGAAGGCTGCTTGTCTCCCGTCTGAAAAGACTGGCGTTGTATGGCCAGAGCTTTCGCAACGGCACTCTCCACAATCTTAGCAACGTCCAAAGACGTCGGAGGCCTTGGTATAGCCTCAACCGGTGATACTGAGCGACTACTCTCCTCAAGGGCTTTCATCGCTGTCACAATAGATCGTGGGAGTTTTACTTCGTCGCATCCAGACTCAAAGACAGGAACTTCATCGTAGTCCATTTCCTCAAAATCAGTGGCCCAATCGCCAGAACCGGGTTTAACTTCCGACTCCGTGTAAAATTCACGAGAGTTGTACTTAACCTTGTTGGCGTGATAACCTTGGCCGTTCTCGTCATACTCATAATAGTAAAACTCATTAGCTTCATCATTGGCATCAAACCCATGGTCTCTTGCCCGCCAAGCTCCTTTGCCATGGCGATCCCCGGTTTCACGCCGGGCCGCGAGCCAAAAGAGAGCCGCACCGAAATTTTGTTTGGTTTCGGGCAAGTAGCCAGAATGGATACCTATAACATTCATATTAACGTCGAAAAGAGGCGTGCCAGACCACCCGGCTAAAGTGGAAGCGCGATGCTTAAACTCAAAAGCCTTAGCTTGATTTGGCTCCATAATACCATAAGATACTACAAATTCCCCAATATCGTTAAACCCAAAAGCAGAGACTGATGTCTTAACGTCCTTGAAACTAGAACGCAGAGCTTTCACTCCAAGAGAGCTCCACAAAGTAGTGGGAAGCTCAATGAGACAAACATCTCGGGAGTTCTCGCTTGAGTAAAGCAATGTCTTATAGGACTTCACGACAAAAGGAACCACCTTTCCGGCGTGTTCCAAAAGCGGCTCAGGATCAGAACGCAAAGCATCTAAGACGTGAGCGGCAGTAGCAAGAACTGTGGAATTCCTGTACTTAAGTCGACATCCCATGCCTAATATAGTTCCGTCCTTGGCCCTAAATGAGACAATGCCCTTAACGGTACCGGTCGCACCCTTAACTGGATAAAAGCGGGAACCCGGCATCGCCATCTCGCGTATTGCTGATACGGGGGCGAACTTTCCGACATTCAAAGAAGCCAAGTCAGAAGGACTCAAAGCTATCTTTCGCTCTTTACCATCAACGGTAACTGACAGATAGATCTGTGAATCGCCGTAGACGACTTGTCCCCTAAGAAAAGTTGCCTTAACCCGGGGGACAGCCTTTTTCTTCCACCAAAGATACAAACGCATCCAGACGGAAGAGAAAAGCCACAGAAAGGGCGCCCAGAAGATCCTCCTATATTGGAAAACCTTCCAGGCAAGAAAACCTCCAAGGAAGAGGCGAAAAAGCGCCACCTCCAAGGAGGGGGGCTGGGGCCTTCGTGGTTTCAGGTATTCGAGATAATCCCAATAACACTGGTGACCTCGGTCCCAGCAATCGTAAATATAATCGTGTGTGACTCGCAGGTTAGTAGACATTGAAAACTTTGAAATACTAATCGCTTA